GACACATCCTGCCGCCAGCTTTCTTAGTTTTAGGATACCAAAAAAGCAAAACCGAATTTGGAAGACCGGCCACTCTGGCAGACTGGAACATATGCCAAACGGTGTCTATGTACATCTGTAATCTTTCATCTACAGAAAATCTTTTTTTAGAGAAGTCGGTTCTGGGCAATTCATCTAAAAAAGCGTTCCAGTACGACAGCTCTTCTTTGACTGCACTTCTAAACCACTTCTCTTCGGTTTTAGTGGGCTTTGCTCCCTTTAATTTGAGCGCACCGGAGGCTCTCTTACCCGCATCCCATGCTTTAGTGTAGATGTCTTCAAAAAGAGTAACGGATCTGGTTCTGAACTGCGCTAAAGTCTGAGATTTTTTTATATAGGAACTGAGTTCCACTTTCATAGCCTTCGAAAACTTGCTTACATGCCGCTTAAACTGGGAGTGGGCTAAACCCCGCTCTTTTCTCACAAGAGCCTTATATCCGGTATTTGGGACTATTTTTTTACCTCCACTGCGAAGGGAGGATAGTGATTTGCTCTCTTCTATCACCACATCGTCCAAATCAGTGCAAGTACACTGGCATAACGTCTCTTGTGATTTAATGCTACGGCAATAGCCGGAGAAGCTTCGTTCCAGGCTGTTTCTATAGTCAATATCAAGTCCAAAAAGTGGATCTTCAAGGTCGTACTCTAAGTCCGGAGGCACTACCCATAGACTATCTACTTCGATTATCCTTGACATGTCACTGCTCGCTTAAAGCTATCCCGTCTCAAATCAAATCGCTCTTTCAGCTCTTTCTGGTACGCATCATCACAAAAGTTTAACACTTTACCGGCATCAAGCTTAGTGTTCACTTTGAGTTTTAACTTCTCTAATTCTACCACGGAATTGGTCTTGCTCTCGGAAAGATCACATGGAGGCAAATGCCTAACAGGAGCAAAGGTAGATTTGGTCATAGAACACCCATGGTCTGCAAAAGTTAGAGCCTCCGCCGCTTTAGGATATTCTTCCATGGCATCATTCAGCTCGTTATACCTGGAATCGTTTTCTAATGAATCTGCGAACTCGCCTTCAGTGGCGGTTTCCTGTTCTTCTTTCACTTTTAGAAGCAGCTCAACCATATCCTCTGGGAAATTGCCATATTCCGTTAGGACATGCCTATCCCACACCTTGCGATCCCACTCATTGTCCTGTCCCATGCTCAAAGCTCTGTCTACTAGATCAAACCTCATGGCTAAAAGCTCTTTTCGCTCTATTTCAAGGAAAGTGTCCACTGGTGTCATGGAAAGAAAAAATTCATTTTCGGACGAGTTAGGATCTATTCCCATATACGCCATATTGATTTTACAGGCTCTAATCATGCCCATTAAAAAGGCTCTCTGTGGATTCATGCAATTCTGAGCAAAAGCGACATCCTGCTTGACCAGCATAGTGGAAGGGTCGTATGTACCACCTAAATCAAGTCCGAGTCTGGCCGGAGGAAATCCTAGACCTCCAAAAAGTCTACGGAGAGATAAATTTAGATCGTCGTAAGGGTCACTGCCAGTAGCTGGCATTTGTGAGAACTGTGTGTTGCTATCCTGGCCTACCGGAAGGATAATGTCACGTTGCTCTCCCCATGGCATAGGGGTTTGGGTTAGCCCTTCACTGGGGCTAAAATACTGTTCTTGATAAAGCCTGTTTCGCCATTCCTCAGTCATTTCAAATGACTCGTCCGACGACATCCCTCCCACGTCCAACAAAATGAGCATACGATTTTGCCTTCGTAGTCGATCTATGACTACTTTGTCCCACATCCACTGACTATCTAGCCACGGCTTGCGCATAGAGTAAAAAAGAGAGGATCTCTGGTTATAGATGTCGGATCTGTAGGTTTGCGGCATTGCGAAGTGAATAAAACGATAATGGGGTTCTACTGTCTGGGAAACTGAAATTGGCTCACCTTTTTCGTCTGCTTGGGAATACCCAATTACATTATTCATGCCATCATGCACCATGGCCACATGCCACGGCTCATAGCCTTCGAAATTTGTGATCCCTTGACCGCGAACGCCTGGTATCATCACAAATGTGTCACCATTTAGGAACATGTTCCTAATAATGGCCGGAGCCTTAAGATCAATCACCGTGCGCGTAAAAAAATCGTTATTTATCTTTTGAACATCCTTATTCTTCGAATAGCACCAAATAGCCCTTCCGGCCTCTTCTCTCTTCGCTTCATAGTTGGGCAATGTGCAGGATGTGGCGTACGCCTTGCAGACTTGCTGCATAATTGGGTCATAATCAATCTCACCGTACGTGGCGTAGAGGTTGACACGGTTGCTATCGTAAAGAAATTTAAAATGCCTATCTAAGTATGTATTCGCGTTCCGTATGTGATTAGCGTTTTTCTCTTGCCTTTTTTTTGCAATTTCCTTGTCAGTGGAATAGCGATAATTATTTATTGCTTGGAAAGTATTGAACGGGTGGAGTACAAACTCTAATAATTTCTCTCTTTGCCGTTCACGTCTGATTTTACTCATTTTACTAGCCCCTTAAGTTGGCTTAAGTAGTTGTTGTAAGAGTATGCCCTGGCAGGCAAACTTGTGCAGTCACTTTGATATTCACTCGGACGAACTTTGTCTATAAGACATCTGTATGTACAAGCACACAAAGCATCGGCTAAGTCTTTGCTCCCGTCCGGTGGATGATCTACTTTCCCCGCTACCACATCATAGTCAAGATTTGAAAGTTCCCCTTTTAATATTGAATAGCCTTTGGCGAACTTTAGCCTCCCACCGTTTACAGCATTACGAAGTATCATGTATGGATGGGCGCTGCGGTCTACCGATTGGGTCTTTGTAGTTATTCCGGCCTCAAACAACCTCTATTGAGAATCTTCAGATTGCCAGCTATCGAAAGTCACCAATCTTATCCAAAAATTCATACGTTTTATCAAGAAAATCAAACGTCTGATATTTGCAAAATCAATAGGTTGTTTGTCTGGGCCTGAAGCTACTGCGATGCAGAAATCTACTTCTACTAGTTTCCTGATATCGAAAGTTCCCAAACCGTCTGATATCTCTTTGTTATCCTCATCTACCGTAATAAAGTGAGAGGATGGATGCACCATGCACACGCCTGCCATATCATCATTTTTGGCAAGGTCAACGTGAATATATCTGGGCGCGTCTGGATGTCTTCTTGGCACATACTGACCGCCAACTACCCTGCAAAGCACATTTTTATTTATTTCTTCATGCAGCTCAGTGAGACCCTGTACATATGCCTGAATCCGTTCCGATGGGAAAGGATGGATAAAATCTTCAGTCTCACAGGCAGCTATTCTCTGTTTATTGGATAACAGCTTCATAAACGACTTTGTAGATACGCCTGCTAGGTTCTGTAAGCTCTTATCTATATCAGATATAAACCTGGGGAACAGCTCTATGGGTATGAACTCTTCTTGGCACCCCTCTGCGGCTTCTTTGTCACTCGAAATAATCTTATACCCGCCTCCTTGGGTTTTTGGTAACTCTATGACCCTATCAAGTATCGAGCTATCATGAGTTTGATTTCCCACTTGGACGCGGAACATTTCCCCCGAGAAAGTGGACGTATCTCTACAGTACTCCCAGATGTTGCCCCTTACAACATAATACCCCTTTCTTCCCTGTATAGCACGAACTTTCTTCTCGATAAAGTCGTCCTGGCTTCTGGCACTGCCCAAGAATACCGTTGCCCCTGGAAGAGTTCCTCCTGTTTGCAGAAATCGTGAAAACAGACGATCACTTACGTCGTTGGCCAGGTCGTAAGCTTTGCTTGCTGTTGATTTCCCCTTGCTCATCAGATTCATTTCGTCGATGGCTATAAAGAAAATGTTTTTTCCTGCGGCATGGAGAGCCTGGGAGCCAGTCATAACCACTACACTTTTAGGGAATTTTAGCTCATCAGTACCATACGGAGATTTTTGGTAGAGACAATTGAAGAATGGGGATTCGCCGATCATCTGATCTCTGAGTATGTAAAATCCCACATCTTCTGCCGATTTTAGATCTAGAGAGTATATTCCAAACACTATCTTAGACTTTTTGCCTAAACCATAAAACGCCGCTGGGTCTTTCAGGCACAAAACCCTGTGTAGGTAATACGAGGGGAGGAGTCCTGCTCCGACTGTTGATTTTCCAGTTCCAAAACTGCCAGTAAAGACTACTTCAGACACCCCGTTCTGAGGCTCTGCGATGTATAGAAGGTGTTCCCACCACGCATCAAATATTTCGTCTTTCCAGTGCCCCATATAATCCGGATTTGTGAAGAACACCTTCGGAGAAACAACTTTATGGTCATAATCCACACTATAGAGGCTCTCTATGAGCGCAGTATCTCCGCCCGCTGTAGCTTCGACTACTGTGCGCATGTATTCCCTACCTGCCGGAGATAGGTCGTTGAAAGTTTTGTCGTATCCTTTGTCAAACTCATTTAGACACGTTTCAACCTCCCCCTCTTTTACAGGTAAGATTTCTCGCTTTAATTTATGAGTCTTATTTGGTTTGTTCGGGCTCGATTTCTCCTGCATCTGCAAGTTCCTTTGTGGCTTCTCTTATTGTTTGATCCACCAGAAGTCTTATTTTTTCACGCTCTTCTGGTTTTATATTCTCTGGAATTAAATTTACGCCATCCTCTGTACCCACAAACGGGGTAAAAGTGTCCGATTGAGGTTTTCCTACAATAGCTTTATTTTCGCTCACTGCTACAGAAACATATTTCTGGATCGCGTTCATGGTAGAGGTCATACTTTTGTCGGCGTATGTGCCTATTTTTATAAGGTCTTCTGTGGGAAGAGGCTTTCCGTCCTCTGTCATTTTTGTGCGCCACACCTCATTCAGTCTGCTATTCACTTTAGCGCTTATCTCTACGTATTCGGCAAATAACTGCATACGCAACATCACCAAAGTAGTGTTAGCACGAATACAAGCCTCTGCTGTCTTTTTTTCCATCATTCTCATTTGCACAGAAACGGCTACATCTGATTTATCTTCTGGTTCAAGCCCTCTTGCCGCAGCCTCTACCCATTCTCTGGGCGTATATAGCGCATTTACTTGATTTTTTAGTTGTGCGGCAGTCGTAGCTGGGCCATATTCTTGT